CCGCGGCAATTCAGGCTGTGAATTTCGACGCTTCACGTGTAGCGCGTACCGCAAACGAAACCCGAGTTAAAAGCCTAGGCGCCGACTACTACATGAGGATTCGCTAATGCCCTACGCAGCAGATGGCCGCATAGGTCAGGACCCAATTCCGGGCGGTATTGCGATCACCGATGAGCAGTATCAGCAGGCTCTGGCGGGCATGCGCGCTGGCCTGCATGTACAGATCGTCGCCGGCGCTTTCTTCGTCGGCCCGCTGCCCGTGGTTGATCCGGAGCCCGATCCAGAGCCAACGCCCGATGAGATCAAGGCGCAGCGGTTGGCGCTGAACAACGGCGCCTATGAAGCGGCAACTGGCGCGCTCACGGCGGACTATCCGCAGCTGGAGAAAGACACCTGGCCGACTCAAGATCAGGAGTGCACTGCTTGGCTTGCTGATCCTGTTGGTGCGGTAACCCCATGGGTGGACCTTGCAGCAATAGAACGGGGCATAGGCCGAGAGGAATACATGCGCCGCACGCTGATCAAGTCCCGGCAGTTCAAGCTCTTGAGCGCCTTCTTGACCGGGCGTCGCCAGCGCTACGAGGGGCTGATCAAGGCCGATCAGGTGCCGGAACTCGACTACGAGCTGACGCCAGAGATCATAGCGCAGCTACAGCAGATAGCGGTCGAAGGCATGACACTGCCGGCCGCTGAGCTGAAGGAGGTTCTGTGAATATCATTTTCTCGACGGGTCCACACCTGGGCAGCGTATTACTGCGCACGATCCTGTTCAGTGAATGGAGCCACTGCGGCATCGTAATGGAGGATGGCCAGACGGTAATCGAAGCATCGGCCAAGCATGGGGTAGTCGAGACGCCTATCGAGAAGTTCACGCGATACGGGCGCTATGCGATCGTCGAGTGCCCGGTACCGAACCCTGTTGCAGCATACGCTGCAGCCAGAGCTGAGCTCGGTAAGGGCTATGACTGGATCGGCCTGCTCGGTCTGGCCGTAGTCAAGCCGCTGCAGAACGACGATCGTTGGTTCTGCAGTGAATTGGTCCAGCACGTCAAGGTGGCAGGCGGCCTACGCGACCTGCGATACGGCACTGGGCGAATCACTCCACGCGACTTGTGGAACCTACCATACGAAGTGATATTCGCCGCCGGTATCCCTGTTGGCCCGCAATAGCTTGCTGCTGTTCGCCCAGTGACATTCCGTAGCCCTCACAGAAGTGAGGGTGCGCATGTCCACAGCCGACAATCTCCTGGCCAGGCTCATCGAGGATGACGAGCTCTACTGCGCCAAGAACCTGAAGATCCGCGACAAGAGCGGTAAGGTGCTGCCGTTCGAGTGGAACGATGCCCAGCGCGTGCTGCATGAGAAGATCGAGCAGCAGTTGGCGGCGAGGGGCTGGGTTCGCGTCATCGTGCTGAAGGGCCGGCAGCAGGGTATCAGCACCTACGTGGCGGCCAGGTTCTACAAACGCACCAGCATGCGTTTCGGCAAGCGCACCATGATCATCACCCACCTCGACGCAGCGACCCAGAACCTTTTCCGGATCGCCAAGACCTATTACGAGCTGAGCGATGCCACGCTCAAGCCGGCAACGAAGAACAACAGCGACACCGAACTGAACTTCGCCAAGCTGCGCAGCGGTTACAAGGTGGCCACGGCAGGCAGTAAGCACGCCGGCCGCTCCGACACGATCCAGTACCTGCACGGATCAGAAGTGGCGTTCTGGCCGAACGCAATCAACATCATGGCCGGCCTCGGGCAGACGCTGCCCTTGGTTGCAGGTAGTGAGGCGATTCTGGAGTCGACGGCCAACGGCTTGGCCAACCTCTTCCATGAAATGTGGACGCTGGCCGTCGCTGAGAAAAGCGACTACATGGCGGTGTTCATCCCCTGGTTCATTCAGCGCGAGTATCAGCGAGAGGTGCCGCGCGAATTTGAACTGTCACCAGAGGAAGCCGAGTATCAGGAGACGTTCGGGCTCAGCGACGAGCAGATGGCGTGGCGGCAGGCCAAGGTCTTCACCGACTTCAAGGGCGACTTCGCCTGGTTTGATCAGGAATACCCAGCCACGCCAGACATGGCCTTCCAGCGAGTCGGCCACAAGGCTCTGGTAAATACGTTGGCCGTCGCCAGGGCACGCAAGGTAAACCCGGCTCACCTGCAGGCGATCGGTGCTCACGTTGTCGGCGTCGACCCTGCACGTTTCGGCGATGACTCCACTGCGATCATTCACCGCCAGGGGCGTAAGGCCTGGGGGCTGGAGAAGATCGACCAGTTCGACACCATGGCTGTGGTCGGGGTGGTCGTGAGGATGCTCGAAGACGACAAGACGATTCGCCGCGTCTTCGTCGATATCGGTGGCCTGGGCGCTGGCATCTACGATCGCCTGGTGGAACTGGGCTATGGCGATCGCGTCACAGCGGTGAACTTCGGTGGCAAGGCCACGGACCAGCGCAAGTACTTCAACAAGCGCTCTGAAATGTGGGGGGAAATGGCCGAGTGGATTGCCGACATAATCCCGCCCAGCATTCCTGACTGCGACAAGCTGCACGCCGACCTCACTGCGCCCGGCTACCGCTATAGCTCAAACGGCCAGATCAAGCTCGACTCAAAGGAAGAGATCAAGAAAGAACTGAAGAAATCCCCTGACGCCGGCGACGCTCTGGCGCTCACGTTCGCATTGCCAATCGCCTCCAGTGACATAGAAGTGCCGGAATGGAAGCGCCGGCTGATTGCCGGCAGAGGCCGCAAATCAGCGATGAGTGCGTAGCGAATGTCCCGAAACCGAGACGAGCAGGCGAACAAAAACTGGCAGCGCTACGAGTACGGGCGCATGCGGGGCCATCAGAGCTTCTGCCGGAAAGCGCGCGAGTGCGAAAACTTCTACATGGGTGGCGGCCGGCAGTGGACGGCAGAGGATCGCGAGGTACTGGAGGCCGAGGGGCGCCCGGCCCTGGAGTTCAATCAGGTCAAGCCCAAGCTGAATACCGCAATCGGGTACCAGATCCAGAACCGCATGGATATTGCCTTTCAGCCGCGTGGCCAGGGTGCGGACGAAGACAAGGCCAAGGTGCTCAGTAAGGTGGCCAAGCAGGTAGGTGACAACACCGGCCTGCACTGGATCGAGACGCAGGTTTTCTCCGACGGCCTGATCCAGCAGCGCGGCTACTTCGATATCCGCATCAGTTATCAGGATTCCATCCTGGGCGAGATCGCAATCACTGATCTTGATCCGCTCGATGTGATTCCTGACCCGGATGCGAAGAGCTACGACCCGGACAAGTGGTCGGACGTGATCATCACGCGCTGGCTGACCCTGGACGAGATCGAGGATCTGTATGGCAAGGAAGCTCGCGACAAGTGCGAGCAGGAAGACCTTGAAGATCAGGACTTCGGTGACGACGAGGCTGACGAAGAGCGGAACAAGTTCGGCAACGAGGATACCGGCAGCACCGGCTACATGGGCTCTGCCACGCTGGCGGACGGTAGCAAGCGCGTCCGTGTGATAGAGCGGCAGTACTGGAAAACCGAGAATGCCGACGTACTGATCACCATGACCGGTGATATCCGCACCATCGAAGGCATGACTGAGGAACAGATCGCGGCGGCCAATGGCGTGGCGCGAGCGAAGCGCCGCATTCGTCGCGTGCGCTGGGTGATCACCACCTACAACTACACCCTGTTCGACGAATGGAGTCCGTTCAAGCACTTCACGGTCGTGCCGTTCTTCCCGTTCTTCCGTCGCGGCAAGACCACCGGCCTGGTGGATGACGCGATCGGCCCGCAGCAGTTGCTGAACAAATCCATGAGCCAGTTCCTGCACACCATCAACAACACAGCCAACAGCGGCTGGATGTGGTGGGCCGGCACGTTGGCGAACATGTCGGACGATGAAATGGCTGATCGAGGGGCTGAAACTGGCCTCGCAATCGTGCTCAAGGATCAAACGCCAGTCGAGAAGGCGCCGAAGAAGATCCAGCCAAACCAGATACCCACCGGGGTCGATCGCATCATCGATCGTGCTGGGCAGTTGATCGACGAGACCACCGGCATCAATGACGCCATGACCGGCAACATGGGCCGCGAGATCAGCGGCGTGGCCATCCAGTCTCGCCAGTTCGCTGCCCAGCAGGGCCTGGCTGTGCCGCTGGATAACCTGGCCAAGACTCGCAACATGGTGGCCAAGCGCATCCTTGAGCTGGTGCAGGACTTCTACGACGAGCCGCGCATCCTGAAGATTACCGAGCAGGACAGCCGCGGGCGCCCGGTTACCGAAGACCTGTACGTCAACTATCCGACCGAAGACGGCAGCGTGCTGAACGACCTGACCATCGGCGAGTACGACGTGGTTGTCTCCGAGCAGCCGATGCAGGTGACCTTCGAGAACAGCCAGTTCACCCAGATCATGGAAATGCGCGAGAAGGGCGTGCGCATCCCTGACTCGTTCGTGATCAAGCACAGCAACGTCACGGACAAGAACGACATCATCGACTCCATGGAGCAGCAAGCTGCTGCTCAGCCTGATCCGCTCAACGAGGCCCGCGCCGAGCTTGCCAAGGCCCAGGCCGACAAGACACGCCAGGAGACGGTGAATCGTTCCGTCGAAGCGCAGTACAGCGCAATCCAGACCGCTGGCGTGATCGCAACCAATCCGCTTACTGCAGGTCTCGCTGATGCGCTGCTGCGCTCGGCCGGCTACATCGATCAAGACCTTCCGCCGATCGTGCCAGAGCTCCAAGGGGGCGCTGGCATCGCCGGCAATCTACCGACCAACACCAATCCCATCACGCCGGCAAACCCTGGCGTGGGGCTCATGAGCGGCATTGAAACGCAGCAGATCGAGGGAGCACCAGCATGAAAGGTTCTGCATCACCACTGAGCGACGACAAGAAATGGCAGGCAGAGGAAGACATGCGGACCCTACTGCGAGCCAAGGAAATCGAGAAGGACCCGAAGCGCCTGGCTGCGGCCCGTGCGATGGCCAAGGAAAAGATGGCCGCCATGCATCAGATCACCAAGAAGTAAACCACCAACGGCAATCAAGGGGGCACCCATGGCCATGAAACCCGAACACGCGAGCGCCGACCTGGCGCTGGGCATGCGTTACAACACCCTGGTCGACTGTTCCGACGATATCGACCCGGAAACTCTGTATTCCGACGTCGAGGAAGAAGAGGAAGAAGAGGACGAGGACGAAGACCCCGATGACGAGCCAGGCGACGATGATCGCGGCGACGATATCGATCCTGAGTTGACCGAGACCGAAGACGATCCGGACGACGAGCCGGGTGATGACGGCGACGGCGGTAAGGGCGGTGGCGATGATGATCCTGATGCTGACGAAGATCCTGATCTCGATGCCGAGGCCCTGGCAGAGCTGGCTGAAGGTGGTAAGTCGAAGGTCGTACCGCACTCGCGCTTCCATGAAGTCAACGAATCGCTCAAGCGTGAGCGTGAAGAGCGCCTGCGCCTGGAAGAGGAAAACGCGCGACTCAAGGGCGCTGCGCCTAAGCCGGAAGAGCAGAAGCCGGAGAAGCCGGCGGCCTATGACTTCGATGCGGCCGAAGATCGCTATCTGGATGCCATGCTGGATGGCGACAAGGATAAGGCCAAGGAAATCCGTCGCGAGATCCGTGCCGAAGAGCAGAAGCTTTTCGAGAGCAAGGCAGGTGAGGACGCGAAGAAGGCCGCTGAAGAAGAACTGCAGAAGCGCGACCAAAGCGCTGAAACCGAGCGCCTGCAGAAGGTGCTCAATGACGTTCTGACCAAGTATCCGTTCCTGAACAACGAATCGGAAGAAGCCAATCAGGACGCGATCGAGGATGTGATCGCGCGCCGTGACTACTACCTGCGCAAGGGTATGTCGCCGTCGAAGGCGGTCGCTGCGGCGGTGGAGAAGGTCGCGCCTCGTTACGCACCTGAGGCTAAGGATGATGGCGACGATGGGAAAGATAAGCCGGTGAAGGATAAGCCGAATCTGAGCAAAGAGAAGATCGAGCGCAACGTCGAGCGGCAGAAGCAGATCCCAGCAGTCATGCCTGGCGTCGGCGAGCGTGGCAAGGACGTTGACTACGCCGATCTGTCCGAGGACGAGTTCGACGCGCTGACTGAATCTGAGAAGCGCAAGGCGCGTGGTGATTTTGTCAGCGAAAGGGATTGACGGCGCCCGCCAGTGACATAACCAGACAGCCAGGGTCGAGGGATGGCCCAGGGTTGAAAGGGAGCCCCTGAGCCGAAAGGCCAGGGGCATTTAACCCCGCAGCAGGGCTGCTCGCTCACCGAGACACGGTGTTCCCGCCAGGCAGGGCGTAAAGCTGCAGCAGAGTTTCTGGCTCTCCCCAAAAGCCTGTCCTCGCTCGGGTGGCGACACAACCCAGACACGACGACATAAATTGACGAGGAGAGCAGCCATGGCTGTTACCAACTTTGCTCGCTTGAACAGCAAGCAGAAGATCGTCTGGTCGCGCGATGTATGGAGCGCCGCCCGCGATCAGATGTTCGTGAAAAAATTCCTGGGTACCGGCCCGGGCGCGATGATTCAGCGCATCACCGAGCTGACCAAAACCGAGAAAGGCGAAAAGGTGCTGATGCAGCTCGTTGCCGATCTGGTCGAGGACGGCGTGATCGGTGACAACGAGCGCGAAGGCAACGAAGAAGAGATGCAGAACTTCGAGGTCGAGCTGAACATCGATCTCATCTCTCACCAAGTGCGCAACAAGGGCAAGATGGCGGATCAGAAGACCGTCATCAACTTCCGCGAGCAGGCCCGCGATCGCCTCGCCTACTGGCTCGCCAACCGTATCGATCAGCTCGTCTTCCTGACGTTGTCGGGCATTTCCTATGCCTTCCACAACGACGGGAGCGCTCGCGTTGGGTCGCCGTTCCCATCGCTGTCCTTTGCTGCCGACGTGTCTGCCCCCTCGTCCAAGCGGCATTTGATGTGGAACGGCACCAACCTCGTCACCAGCAACACCGCCAGCATCACCAGTGCGTTCGTGGCCAGCTACAAGATGATCGTGGATGCCGTCGCCTATGCGAAGGACCACTACATCAAGCCGCTGATGGCTGGTGGCAAGGAGTACTACGTCATTCTGGTGAAGCCGGGCACCTTGGCTCAACTGAAGAAGGACGCGGACTACCAGCGCGCGGTGGTGGCCCTGGCGCAGAAGGATGGCAAGAGCTCGCCCTGGTTCACTGGCGGCACTGTGACCATCGACGGCGCGGTGATCCATGAGCATCGCCTGGTGTACAGCACCACTGGTTCATCGGCCGGCAACAAGTGGGGCGCTGACGGCAACGTCAACGGTACCCGCGCGCTGCTGTGCGGCGCTCAGGCGCTGGGCATGGCTGACCTGGGTGTGCCGGAGTGGGTCGAGAAGAAGTTCGACTACGACTCCAAGGTCGGTATCAGCGTCGACAAGATGTTTGGCCTGCTCAAACCGAAGTTCTATTCGATCTACGACAAGTCGGTCGAGGACTTCGGCGTGCTCGCCATCGATCTGTTCCTGGGTTGATCCCGGGGTTTCTGGCAAAGCTGGCCGGGACTCCCGGCCAGCAACTGAGGACTGAATCATGAGCATCACGAAGAACGATCAGCGCCAGGCCCCGTTGGTTGCCTGGGTCGATATCAACTTGGCGGACTTCTCCGACGGCGCAGTGCAGGCAGCTATCGAACTGCCCGGTGGCGCCATCGTCACTGGCGGCTTCATCCAGCCCATCACCACCTTCAACGCGGCCACTACCGCAACCCTGAAGGTCGGCGACTCGGTCGATGACGATCGCTACACCGCCACTCCTGCGGACGTGAAAGCGCTCGCAGTGGTCGAGTTGGACGTTACCGGTTACGCGATGCCGGCTCAGGGCAACCTGATCGTCACCTATGCGTCGACCGGTGCCGTAGCCACCACCGGTAAGTGCCGCCTGTTCGTCGAGTACATCGTCGACAAGCGCACCCAGAGCACTCAGGGCTGAGTGCTACGGGGCCGGGGTGACTCGGCCCCTCTCTTTCCAACCTGTAGAGGGGCATCCTCATGAACAAAGAACCGCGATTCCTGCCGCCGAAAGGCCTGGATATGCTGCACCTGGCCAGCACTGACGGCCATTCCTGCGTGATCTATCGCATCGATCCTGCCGACGGCAAGCCTGGCAGTATCATTCCAGACCGCTTCCGTAAGCAGGCGGTGGGCGAGGGCTGCGACGTTGTCGGTCTGAATCTCAATGAGCCGGAGCAGGGCGACGATCTGACCAAGAACGGCCTAATCATGGCTGCAATCAAGGCAGTGATGGAGCGCCAGGACCCGGAAGAGCTTGCCGGTGATGGCCGTCCTAAGGTTGCTGCAATAAGCAAGCAGGCTGGCTTCAAGGTCACCAAGGAGCAGTTCGAGGGCGTATGGCCGCAGTTCGTTGAAAGCCTCGGTGAAGGCGACGACGACTGATCATGGCCTACGAAACCGTCAGCGACCTGATCAAGGCCTTCCGTGAGGACGAGAAGGACGAGGTTCAGCCAGGATTTTGGTCTGATCCACAACTCGTTCGCTTTGCGAATGGGGCGCTGGCGGCTTTCGCCGAGAGAACCAAGAGCATCATCGGTGACGGCATCGAGGTCGAGTTCACGGCCGGTGAAGATGAAATCGAATACCCGGCCTACATCATCGACGTGATCGACGCCGAGCTTTTCCTGGGTGAGCGCAGTTGGCCGATCGACGTGCGTTCCCCTGCAGAAATCCGCCGTTCCCGCCTGCCGACCACTGGCAGGCCTTGCGTGTTACTCGCCAACTCTGCCGTAGGGCGCATGCGCCTGGTACCGAAGCCGCGCGAGAGCGGTAAGGTCGTGCTGCAGGCGATCCGCCGCCCGATCAAGGAACTGACCAAAGATTCGAAGCTGGTCGACGTGAACCCTGTTCACCGCGAGTACCTGCTGCTGTTCATCAAGCATCGTGCCTACAACGTCAAAGATGCCGAGATCTTCGACGCTGTGAAGGCTGGCCAGTACCTGGCCGAGTTCAATTACGAGTGCCAGCGCATCTACGAGGACGAGCTACGTCGTCGTGGTGGTGCTCGCTCCATTCGGTACCGGGGGTGAGTCGTGGTTGAGAGAGTGCGCCAAGCCGCCTGGAAGGGTGGCGTAAACAACCGAGACGACTACCGCAAGGTGCCGGATGGCTCGCTGCGTGACGCATTCAATGTGGATGTGGCGCAGGACGGGTCGCTGTCGTTGCGCCTTGGGTCTGAGGTCGTTTACAGCGGATCTGACGTGCGCGGCGCGCTTGGTGTTGTTGATCGCATCCTGATCGCCGATGGCACCCAACTAATCGACTTCGACACGCGCACCCTGGTGCCGACAGTGCTGGCGGAAATTGCTGGTGCTGGGCGATTGGTTGGTGCGGTGCACAACGAAGAACTGTTCTTCTGCACCGAGAATGAAACCCTGCGCTATCGGGCTGGGCGCCTGCGTCGCTGGGGCGTGCCAACTGTCAGTGCTCAGCCGCTGCCTGCACTGGTCAGCGGCGCCATGCTGCCGGGCGTCTATCAGGTCGCGATGACCTGGCTGAACGAGTTCGGAGAAGAGGGTGGCACTACCTCGGCGGCGAAGATCGTTGTTGGTGCTGGCCAAGGCCTGAGCTTCGATCTGCCGTCTCTGGACGGGCATACGCCTCTGCTCTACGTCAGTGCGCCTGATGGCGCCACGCTGTACCTGCAGGATAAGGGGGCAGGGCTGCGCCTGGTGACGGCTGTGCGTGACGACACCGCGCGCTTGGAAACCATGCACCGCCGCGAGCCGGCCCCGGGCGACAGCATTGCGTCCTACAACGGTGTGCTGGCCATTGCCTCTGGCGGAACGGTCTGGCTCACCGAGCCGCTGCGCCCGTACTCGCTCGATCGCGCCAAGCGCTTCTTCCAATACCCGACCCCGGTCGGATTCGTCGCGGCCGGTTCATCCGGACTGATCGTCTCGGCCGAAAAAACCTACCTGATCACCGGGCCGGAAAGCGATGAGCCTGCCCAGGCCGAGCTCCTGCCTTATCCCGGCGTGCCGGGTACCGCAGTTGAGCTGCCAGATGGGCGTATCGCCTGGATGACTCAGTACGGCCTCGCCGCGGAAGTACCTGGCGGCGGGGCGCAGTTGATCGGCGACCAGAAGTTCGTGCCAGACCCGGCGCTATCTGGCGCCACCACAGTGCTCGAGGCGGAAGGCAATCAGCGAGCTATTTCAACCATGCGGCCTGGTGCTGATCGCACGCCGCTGGCAGTCAGCGACCATTACGAAGCGGAGATCGTATACCCATGATTATTGAAAACCTCTTCGGTAAGGGGTTCGTGTACGAGGGCGAGATCATCGTGCCGGATGGCTCGATCATCGCCAGCGGTCGCGATCATAACTTGGTGCCGCAGGTCGGCATCGACCATCTGGTAGCGCTGCTGCGCGGTACCGGGGTGCCGATTTCAAATTGGTACGTCGGCCTGTTCGAAGGCAACTTCGTGCCGACCAGTGCGACCACGTCGGCAGATCTGCAGATCAACGCTCAGGAGTCGCAGGCATACAGTCAGGCGTCTCGCCCGGAGTGGGTCGATGACTACGACGGCGTGTCGGTCGTTTCCAACCTGAGCAGCCGCGCAGAGTTCAGCTTTACCGCTGACAAGCGGATCTACGGGGCGTTCTTGATTTCGTCGGCGACCAAGGGCGGCGATAGCGGCGTGCTGCTGTCGATCGCTCGTTTCGGTTCGCCATACGACGTGCCGGCCGGCACCACCTTCCGCCTGGGTGTATCCACCACCCTGCTACCAACTCTGTGAGGTGACGCATGGCCATGTCTGCTGCTGTCACCCTGGACAGCCTGACCTATTACCTGAGTGCAGGTTCTGTATCGGCTCGCCCTACCGCGTGGACCGTATCGCTGCACAACGGCGCGCCAGGTACTGCCGGCGCGGCGAATGAACTGGCCTACGCCGGTTATGCGCGTCAGTCGGTAGATTTCACGATCGATGACGCAGACCCTGCCTCGCCGTTCGCCGCCAACGATGCAGATGCGACGTTCGCGGCTCCCGCTTCTGAGCAAACCGTCACCCATGTGGTGGTGTGGGGTGGCAGCGTTCCGCTGGTCATCCAGGCCCTGCGCGACCCGAAAACACTACTTTCCGGCGTGGACGCGATCCTGGCTGCCGGTGAATTGATCATTGGAGGTAGCAACTGATGAAGCGCAGCACTGGACTTCGCAACCATATGCTGGTCACTGGATCCTTGAAGTCCGCCATGGACGGCAGTGTGATCCGCATCTATGCCGGTACCGAGCCTGCAAGCGCCGATGATGCTATCGGCTCTGCGACGCTGCTATGCACTATTTCTGTGGATGGCACCGGGACGGGGGTAACGCTCGCCACCGTCGCCGCATCCGGTGCGGTCACCAAGAATGCCAGTGAAGTCTGGATCGGTGATGTGCTGGTGAGCGGCCAGGCCACCTTTTTCCGCATGTTGAAGCCTGCTGATACCGGTGGTGTTTCAACATCGGCGGTTCGTCTGCAGGGCAATGTGGGGCTGATCGGTGCTGACCTGAACTTCTCCAGCACCAACCTCATTGTTGGTAATGCGCGCCGGATCAATAACTTCGTGGCCTCTATCCCGGCTGCATGACGGAGCTGAGATCTTGGCAAACCGCCTGACGAAGCTGATCAGCCTGACCTATGTTCCGGCGATCCCCGAGCAACCTGCGCGCGCGGCGTATTGTTACGCGCCGCGCGGGAACTATCAGTCAGCGCTTGAGGCATGGATCTCGTACCTGAACGGGACGATATACGACGCTTCGCAGTTACTGTGCTTTCCTGCTGCGCCGTACAGCCCTGGCCGAGATGCAGAATTCAACACCAGCGCCAATCTTGGCTGGAATGCTGGCGCGGTGAGCAGGGCTGTCGCTGAAGGGGGTTGCATCGCTCGGTTCAAGATCGTGCCGAGCAGCGCTGGCGTGCTGGCAGGACTGGCCAGGGCAGGTGATGCCGCAGGGTCGTTCAACGCCATTACGCATGGCGTGATTTGCTCAGGCGAGAATCTGCGCGTAGTCGAAAGCGGGGTTGAGAAAGTCGACAGTGGCATTCCGCTGACCGGTAGCACGGTGATTGAGATCCGCCGTACTGGTCGTGTAGTCACCTATGCGATCGGCACCTGGTCCTACACCAGTCTCGTGGAAAGCGCCGGTGATGTTCGTCTCGCTGCAGTGCTTTACGCCGCTGGCGACTCGGTGACAGAACCATCGCTCCAGCGTATCGAGTCGATGCAGGTGCGCTCGTCCTGGGATTGGCAGGATGACTTCAGTCGCGGCCGGCTGCAGGTGCAATCTGGCTGGGGCTGGGGCGGCATGCTCGAATTCAACGATGCCAGGATATCGGTCGATCTGAAGCTACTCGCGCGCATGTCCGAAAACGATTATGGCGATATGCTGGTGGATGCCGGCGGCGTGGTGGTTGAGGCGTCTGCCGGTTTCGCCGAGGTCGATTTCGGGATTATCTCTGCAGTGATGCCGGTGAGTTTTTTGGTTGAAGGCTCAGAGGTAGTCAGTGGCGATATCAACGTGGAATTCGGGGTGATCGCGCTGGGCGCGGATTACGACTATGGATTCCTTGAGGGTGATGTGGGTGGTGTCGTTGTCCGTGGCCTGGACCTTGGCGAGGCGCAAGGTGCTGGGTCGTACTTCGAGCCACTGTATCTGCAAGACCGGTTCCATGCTGACCCTGTCATCTATGCGCTGATCAGTGAATCGCTTGCGGTCGGTAGCGCGATCGATGTGATTATCGCTGTCGATGCGATCCTGGCGGACTTCCTCAGTGTTGGCGATATGGTCGATGCCAACGCCATTCTTCAGGCCTTGATCAGTTCCGGCGTTGCGATATCGGACAACGCCAGCCAGGTGCGCAGGGAACTGCTGCAGTACGCGACCAACCTGGCCACCGGGGCGGTCAGCCGGTACGAGGGGTTCGACTTCCGCGGCTTCACCAGGGTAGGCATGCAGGCCTACGGATGGAAACGCGACGGGCTTTACAGGTTGGGCGTTCCCGGCGATGACGGGGAAATGCTCAACGCAGCGATCGAACTGGCTGCCCAGGACTTCGGCGTGGCGAATCATAAGCGGTTGGACAGCTTGCTGATTGGCGCGGCAACGGATGGCCGTATGTTCGTGCGCATTACTGACGACCATGGTGTATCGACCACCCATCCCGTGCAGGTTCGCGGCAGTGAAGCGCGTGCGCTGCTGCCGAAAGGGCGCACCAGCCGATTCTGGCGGGCGCAGATCATCATCGAGGATGCAACTGAGGCCCGTATCGATAACGTCGAATGGGTGGTCGGCACCTCGAGCCGGCGAACGGCGAGGTAGTCATGGCCAGTAATTACCAAGACACAACGAACAACCTATTCGCGACCGTTACCGCGGCGATGGATCGTGCCAGCCTGAGCGCTGCACGAATCGGTTCCGGCAGTGGCGCAAGTCTGAGAGAGCGGGGCCTGAACTACACCCCTGGAGAGTTGAACCTCCAACCGCCGCCGAAATTCAGTGACCTGCTTTCAGGTGCTGATAACGCCAATGCCATCACGACGCAAATCGACGACAAGGTCGATCAGTGGCTGGCGAAATACTTCCCGTCGATCAATGGCGGATTCAAGAATCAGCCCGAGGACTTCGTGCTCGGTGTGATCAGCGGCACCAAGCCGTTCGGTATCGACTCAACCGTATTCGATATGGTCTGGCACAAAGCGCGCGATCGCGCCTACAGGACCAGCAGCAGCGAGCGTAGGACTCTGGAGGCGGCTTTCTCCGGGCGCGGATTCACGCTGCCTGTTGGCGCGCTGGTCGACGCTATGAGTCAGTCGGAGCAGCGCGCGACCGATGCCGCGCTGGACGTGAATCGTGATGCGGCGATCCGTGATGCCGAGATCAAGAACGACATTCTGAAGTACTCGCTGGGTATCGCTGCCCAGTTGAAGACCGGGATCCTCGGTATCAGTGCCGAATTTTTCAGGTCCTACTTCAGTGTGTACGGCCTGGATAATGAAACGCAGCGCATCCGCGCGCAGGCCTACAACACCTATTACAGCGCGCTGTCGAACTATTACAACGTCGAAGTTGCGTGGGAGAACTTGCACCTGCGAGCAGCAGAGACGAGCGCGGGTATCAGTGCCGATATCGATCGTAATAGGGTGGCCAACGCTGGTCAGCGAGGATCTGCTGGGGCGCATGCTCAGGCTGCCCAAGGCTTCGCCAGCATTGCACAGGGTGCCGCAAGCGCCGCTGGTTCGCTCACCGCGCAGGTCGAGTCGATCTAATGAATCCGGTGATCGTCAAGTTCGCCGGCGCTCTCGACCCGGTTGTTCACCGCAAGGCTATCAGCGATGGCCGGAAGGTGCCGCCGGGTGGATCGAAGAAGACATTCTTCCGCGGCTACCTGATCACCATTTCTGCTGGGCGTGATATCACCACAGCTAACGTCATCGACCTGGGGCTTGTGTGCATCGCTGCCTGGGGAGTCTCGATGATCTACGAGCAGAACAACAGCTTTAAGGAACTGTGGCGGCTACCGCAGCGCTTGCGATTGAAAGACGGCGGCGGGCGACTGCCGGTCAGCGTGAACGACTTCAATCCGGATGCTGATGATCGAACTGGTTTCCCGGAGTGGGTCGCGTGGATCAACCGCTCTCATTACCGGAACAAAGCCAAAAGTGCTGCGATGAACCGGACGACCGTGGCTGCGTCGATGGACGGTGATGCGGCTGGCGGATATGCCCCTGCCGCAAAGACTGAGGCTGGTCGTTGGGGCATTACACACGCATGGGTCGGCGGAACAGTGGTGGCGGGTACCGGTGGGGCAACAGGACAGGATGCCTCCGGCATAGGTCCTTATCTGACGCGCTATCGGCTGATTGGGGCAAGCCTGCAACTGACACACTGGAGCTCCGGCGGTAGTTGGATGGTGCGTATTCAAGATGACTGGGTGAGCCAGGAGCTTGGTGCGGACCTGTTGTTTATCGGTGGTGCCTGGCGGACAGCAGTTGATAGCGTTGTGTGGGACCACCCATGGCTGAAGGTTGGGCCAACCAGTTCGCCGAGGCTGGTTGATGATCCTGGCGAGGGTGGCGTTGGGGTTCTGGACTTCCCGCACGTGGTGACGCGCGAGTCGCCGTTTGCCTATCGGCAATCGTGCCACCCAGGTATCGCCATCGGTGAAGGTCGAGCACTGATTGCTGCGCCAATGGCCAGGCTGGACGATGATCTGTTCGAGCTGCATGGATCATGGTCGCCAGATGGTGCGCCCGTATCCGGCTACGTCTCGGCCAGGTCATTGGCCAACTCGGCGCTGTTCGAGGCTGGCGCGGCGCTGATCTCGGCCGCGTGGCATCCGGAACTGGTGCTGATGCGCTTCGAGGACGTACCGGTTACGCTTTTTGAGCGCGAGAACTGGTGGCGTTTCAGTGATGTGGCATCGCCAGATCTGCGCTACGTCATGCGAGTACAGGGCAGCCGGTACGCAATGACGTTGATCACGCCTGCGCCTGGGCAGCAGCCGGTACCGAACCCTGATGGGTATCCAACTGTCGGCTCGTCGGCCATGAGCTGGGCTGGCGGTGTGCGTGTGGCATACGACGATCTACCAGAATGGCTGCAGCCAGGCACTGTGGCTGATCGCTCGGCCATGTTTCGTTCAGCCATCGGAAACTGGGCGTTCGATACGGCGCCAGATATCTACATTCCATTGATCGACAGTGCGCATAAGCTGCCGGCAATGTTCGGGGCAGTCTACGCCACGTGCATCGGTGAAGAAGCCGAGTTTGTGTGCTCGGTGAAGGCACTGGATAGCGCCCTGGTCGATATCGGTGCCTCGCGTCGAGCTACTGACGATCAGCCAAGTGCGCCGAGCCAGGCGCTGCTGGCCGTGGCCAAGACGGGCTTGGTGTTCGTTCGTGCGAGCCTCGACAACCCTGGTGGCTATACGATCGCCACGGCTTTTCATGACGTGCTGGGGCCTATCGATTGTGAGCAGTACCAGCCGGGTATGGATGTTGCCACCGCCTTTCTGCCGCAAGTCAGGTATGGGTGCGTGCTTGGCGAACAGCGGGCCTACGCCGTGCGAGCCGTGCGCTACGAGCGCAGCCCGTTCCTGGCGTCGAAGCTTTCGCATATCGGCGTGAATGTGCCGATGCCCTACACGGCGGATTACGCCGGCAGGCAGAACTCGACGGTGGGGGCGCCGATCTTCTACACCGATCAGGAGTTCGGACCATACCCCGATCGGGCGAAATACGAAGAACTGTGGTTCATCATCGACGGCGAGCGTTACGTGATCGACACCCGGGCACTGGGCGGCAACATCGAGCCGATCACTGAAGGCAAGTACGGCAACGGCGTGCTCGATCTCTTCCAGTGGTTCGGTTCCTCAATCAACAGTCATCGCCGGCAGATGCTCAGCATGTTCAGTGAGGCCGACGAAACCGATTACGAACTGCTCGACTTCTACGCTGAAGAGTTCGTGTGCCCTGGCAACGAAATGAACACCTTCGCCCAGGTGAGTGACACGGACATTATGTTTGTGCTGCACCAGCGCACCGGGCCATCGGCGGGACGCCGGTACAACGCTGTTATTTGTCGATTCTCGTCGACGACGGGGGAGGCAGTGGTGGTGGGTACCGTGCTCGACCAGGGTCAGCAGACGGTCGGGCCATTCACCGCGCTGACCTGCTATCAGTTCGAAGCCAAGAATGCAGAGGGAGAAGTGGTGCAAGAGCCATGTCTGCTGCTGCGCATGGGGGCAAACGATATCGGCCAGGTGTACACGTCAGTCGACGGTGGGGTGAGTTGGCAATTGCTCTACGACCAGAACTCAACTCGCAAGATCAATTTCAGCGGCAACCCGTACTCGCCAAATGGCACGCCATCGCTTGGCCTGCATGTGATCGGCGCAGTGGGCGGCGGATCCGATCCACAGAACATTGTCAGGGGGTGAACATGACGCCGTCGATCTATCGGATTTACAAGAACCCTCTCTACTCTGGGGCTATCGTCAAGCTTACTATTGAGGACGGAGTTTCACACGGAAGAGTTGCATATGACCCAGACAGCCCGCACCCAGGTACAGGCAACGAATATGACCGACTACCGCCGCCGGTTTTAGGTATGGATGGGAACATATACACGCTACAAGCCACATACTTAGACGGCGACTACACTATTGAGTTGGTTAGGTGGGTTGTTGCGTGGGATGGCTCAGAACCATCAGCCGGTTCGATAGTAGCTACCGCCGTAATTGGCGGGCAAGAACCGGGTTTCTTTAACCAGACAATTGGGTTTTTAATTCCAGCAGATAACGGAGTTCAGGCGTTTTTTACTCCATATACAAGCTCTGGAGTCTACACTCTGGCGCTATTTCCGGTAGAGATTCCTCTGGTGTTTGATGACTGCGATATGCCGAATGCGGACAGCGTTATTGGCTTTCTTCCTAGCGGGCAGATGGTGATTGCGGCAACAGGGGTGTTGACATGAGTTCTATAAGAACATACTTCACGAATGAGTTCAGTGTTCCGACGCTATCTGCGCCAAACGGTGCGGTTATAGATTTCGTGGACGGTAGTGTGTCTGACGAAATACTCAGTATGGTTGCTGGCACTCAATTAGCAGCAATGGTTGACCTGGTCGCTAGGCAGTCAGATATACAAAAAATAATTGGTACATACAGTATTGCTGTAAAAAAGGGTAGTGCGTGGAATATATACCTGCCATCCGACGGTATGTTAGTTGTAGCAGACAGCGCCATGAATTTCGATTCTATGGTATTCACGCCGGTTGATGTAGTAGATGGAAACCCTAGCTTTTACCTTAGAGGTGCTGAAGGACCTGCTGCGTTCTGGACAAACTTTAAGAACGCGGCCGAAGATGAATTTGGAGATAGTGGAACTGGCTGGATTCCTGACGATCCTGTGCCGCATGACGGCGTATTCACTGCAACTGTGGACCTTGAGGCGCAGGGTGATGGCTTCGGCTGGGAAAACCCGGAAGTTATTGGGTCGCGCGTTGTCAGTGTGTACACCTACCTCGACACATTCAATACGCTAGAGGTGGGCGTCAACTTCGGCGGCATGGAGCACGGTATTCCCGTCAGCCTGACACTCAGTTCGCCCAGCTTCTCCAGCCAAACAGTTGACCTGACTGGCGAATTTGACGGCATCTTCTACTTCTACGGCGATGGGCTGGATCTTGATGGAACTCTGGCCGAGGGCGGGGTTGCAGACGTTACGGCTGTGGTGGCGTTCGCGTGACCTTGATCGGCGTAGCCAGTGACATAGGTTTGGCGTAACTCGAACATTCTGGAGAGGCAGCATGGCCGTTCAGTACTCTACGCAGGAAGAGCAGGAGCGCCGCCGTCAAGGTGAGAACCCGCTGATTGCCAATATGCCGACTTCGAGCCGTGCTGATCGCATGCAGGCGCAGATGAATCAGCCTGTTACCGGACCGCGCGGCACTATCCAGCCAGCTTCAGCCGGGGTGCCACGCCTTCCACAGCCTGGCGGGATACTGTCTGGCCTGGCTGGCGGAGCTGAAATCGTTGCGGGTGGCGCGGCACTCCCGTTCGCGGCAGGTCTGGATGCAGCGCGAGGCGGTATCGCGAGGCTGGCCGGAGGCGATCCGAACACCCTGCCAGGTGGTGCGAGTCGCTATGCAGATGCTGCATCGGCGACGTTGTCACAGGGTATCGACCGCGCGTCTCTGGCTTCCGATCAATTGAAGGCCGGTGCGCGCGAAGCCTTGGGTGTTCAGCCGCAAAGTATTAGCGATGAGATGCCTGGCGTTTCCGCACAGCCGTCGCCGACTCCTGTTGCTGCGCAACCGAATCCGCAGGCACAAAGTATCGTGTCCAACATGCCAGGTCAGCCTGCTTCTGCGCAGGGTGCGACGGGATCCGATGCGGCCTCGATGATCACTGTAAATGGCAGAACTCCGGCAAGCATTGGTGATGGGATTGGTTCCTTCTCGCAGATGCAGCCAGGTGATTCTCAGCTTGCGCTTGGTCGCCTGCAGCGAGCCAACGATATCCGAGCCCAGACTATTCAGGACAGCCGCCGCGGCCAGATCGGCGAAGGTGGCGGGCGCTTGACTGTGGTTGGCGACAACTCCTGGCTTGCCTCTCGCCGTGCTCCTACCTTGGCTGAGCGCCAACGGGCGAGGCTGGACACCATGGGCGCGCAGACTGAGGCAGTCCGCAGCCAAGCCCAGCAGGGAATTCTGTCCGGCATGGACGAGCGCCTAACTAACCAACTCAACCGCCAGCGCACTCAGCAAGAACTGAACATCGGCGATATTCAGTTCACCGAGCGCCAGCGCCTTGAAGGCCTGGCTGCGCAGATGGCTGATACCAGCCTGAGCCAGGATCAGCGCGAAGCAGCGCGCAGCGCTTACACCTCGCTCAGTACGCCGGCGAAAGACCGGTACCAGTCGCAGGACATTATCATTGGGCGTGACGAGAACGGCCGTGATATCCGTGGCTCACAACTGATCGATGTGACTACTGGGCGGCCGGTGTCGACTGGCGGTGTCAGCCGCAGAATGAGCGTGACTCGGCAGGAAGTTGAGCAGGCAGCCAAGGAGGATGGCGTTTCAATCGACGACTACATCAGGGCTCTTACTGCTCAGGGTGTTGCCGTCAGTTGATCAGTTGCAGTTCAGCCCAAACTCGGTAGCCAAGGCTGAGCATTGCTTGTTGTATAGGCGGTTGCAGGCTACTCGAATCATGCCTGCAGCGCTCTGGCTGTGAGTGTCGCGCGCTTTCTTGAGTGCGCATTCAGCGCCAGAGTCGTAACCCCAGAAGCCGCGGCCAGAACCCTGCACAACGCCATCGTAGCGCTCTGGATACTTGGCGCTGCACACCTGATAAGCCGCGCCTGCAGCGTTGTTGTTCTGCACGCTGGGCAGTTCGTCGAGCAGGCACGTCGCAAAGTTCCCGGCCTGGGCCAGGCCTGAGAGCGCGAGTAGGGCGGCGGTGATGATCAGTTTCTTCATGCTGGCGTTATAGCCTCATGCTGGCTGGCGTGCAATCCGCGTTGGTCGCTTGCCATGACCTTCCAGTGACATAGCGTCGGGTGTCGGCTCCTTTCGGGGAGCCGAGCAGGCTAGGCCCGTACAGCCGAACCGGGGAAGGAACTGATTCCGCCCATGCCCCTTGCCTGCTTCCCTTCTTTGGGGCGGAGAGGAATTGTCATGAGCAGCATGTTCACGCCAGTTATCAGCGCCACCATGACCAGCTTGGAACTGGTCGATCTAATCAACGATTATCGCAAGCTTCAGGCCGATGCGGCTGGCCAGCGGTTCCCCAGCAAGGGGTTCGCCAAATTGGAGCACAAGCACTTCCTTGACAAGGTGCCAGAAGTGCTTGGAGAAAGATCAGCCGAATTTTCGGCTGATCTTCCTGATAGCTACGGTCGGCCACGTCGCGGCTATCGCTTCCCGAAGCGCGAAGCCTGTCTGATGGCCATGTCCTACAGCTACGAGTTGCAGGCAGTGGTGTTTGACCGGATGACTGAGTTGGAAGAGAAGCAGCGAGTGCCGCTGGCTTCCATTGACACAGAAGAGGGCAAGCTTCTGCTGATACAGGAAATGGCTGCCAAGCAGTTGGCGCTGATACAGCAGGCCAAACAGATCGAGCAAGAGCGCGACCAAGCCATTGCCACCAAGGCGCAGATCGGCAGCAAGCGAGAAGCTTCTGCCATGGCAACGGCATCCGCTGCAGTTCGCGAGGTGAACCGGCTCAAGGGCGAACTCGGCAAGAACAGCAAGCACGCCACCGTCATTGCTGTTGAGCGCGCCACCGGCAAGCGTTTACCCAAGAATGCCTATGTGGCGCTGCGCCGCTGGTGCAAGCGCAATAACGCCCAGGCGGTCGAGGTGGCCGACGAGCGCTATGGCACCGTCAAGGCATGGCCTGCTGGTGCGTGGATTGAGGCCTTCGATATCTGCCTGGAGAAGCTGTTCTCTGCATAGAAAGTACATACCCGGATTTACGGGTATGTATGTTTCCTTTCGACGAGATAATCCCACCATTTGGTGGGATTTCTTTCGCCTTGTCCAAGTAGGCCAGTGACATAGCGTTCTCTGAACGGTGCCGCACGGTGCGGCTGTTTGGAGGGGCAATGAGCAAGCTGGCTGATGAGTTTGGATTAGGGGCCAATGAGCCGGCAGGATCCACTGGAGGCTCCAGTCTTGCGCAGGAGTTTGGCCTTCAGCCGCAGAAGCCAAAGGCCAGCGGCATCGTCGACACCGTTGTCGAGGGTGCCAAGAATACTGGCCGCGCGATCGCCTCCACCGTCGATGCTTACACCGGCAATACGCAGGGCGTCGCAGATCGCGCCGCCGAGCAGGCGCAGGCGCCTCGCGATCCTCGTCTTGAGCAGTTCCAGGCTGACTATGCAGACCGCACCGCGGCACTGGGTGAAGATCCTGGCCTGCTGCCTACCATTGGTCAGGGCATCGGTGCCATCGTCGATAACCCGGCCGGCGCTGGGTTGGCCGTGCTCGAGCAGTTGCCGAATGCTGCGGCAGTACTCGGCGGTGGTTGGGCTGGCCTGAAGGGTGGCGCGGCCATCGGTGCTGGTATCGGCTCTGTTGTGCCGGGTGTAGGTACGGCTGCTGGCGGTACCGTCGGCGGCGTGGTCGGCGGCCTGGCCGGCATGTTCCTTGGGAACACTGCACTTGAAACCGGCAACAAGGCCATGGCTGCGGCCGATGACGGCGAGGTGACCCAGGAAGAACTGGCGCAGGCCCGGCGCGAAGGTGCTGTCAAAGGTGGTGTGATCACGGGCGTGGATGCGCTCACGCTGGGTGTCGGCGGGAAGGTGGCAAGTACCTTGCAACGTACCAGCAGCACCGCGCTGGAGGCTGCTACTCGCAAGACGCTGATGGATCGTGGCGTTGACGTGACCAGCGAAGCCGCTGTGGTTGCTGCCCGGGCGAACCCTGAGATTGCTGCTGCCGTGCGGGTGGCGCAGGACAATGCGCGCAAGGCAGCTGATCGGCTCGGGCGTCGAGTTGCGACTGGCGGCGCGCTGCTGGGCATGGAGACTGTTGGCGAGGGTGTCGGCGAGTATCTTGGCGAACTGGCAGCCACTGGTGAAGGGAACATCCCTGATGCCGTGCTGGAGAGCTTGCTTTCCCTTGGGCAGAGCACTGCTGAGGCGTCTTGGAACATGGCGCGCACGCGCATGGTTCAGCCGTCGCCGTCTGCCGAAAACCCGATGCCGGCGCCGGTACCTGCTCCAGATCCTGCTGCTGGCGTTATCTCCCGCACTGCCGCGCAACTGCCGGCGCCGGATCGTCTGGCGCTGCCTGCACCTGAGCAAGTTCTGTACGCAGATGCCAATGGCCAGGTGAGCGAGCAAGGTCCAGCTCGCAACGTTGACCGCGAGCAGCGTCCGGTACCAGGGCGCGAGGCTGGCCAGCCAGGCGGTGGACCCGGCATGGACCAACAGACGCCGCGTGGTGAGTTGCCTATCACTGGCGAGGTGATCCCGGCTGCTCGGATGCCACAGGCGCAGCCGCCGGCAACCCAGCGAACTTTCGATGCTGAGCCCGTGCGCCAGGCGTTGCCAGACCTTCGCCCAGAGGCCGTGGTGGTGGACAGCGCCGGACAGGCCCAAGTGGGCCGGGTTCCTAATCAGCCGCAGGCAGAGCCGGCGCCGCGCGTGGATGGCATGACCGCTCAGGCTGTGCCTGGCCAGCGCCCGAAGTTCGATCAGGTGTTGCAGCAGGCTCGCCAGGCAGGAGAGCAGGCGAATGCAGAGACGCTAGCCGCCTCCAGTGGCGCAACCAGGGCGCAGGCTGCGCGGGCAATCAAGGCCGTGCGGGGCGAGCAACAGGCGATTTCCAATATCTACCGAAGCGTTCCCGGTGCAAACAAGGCGCTGCGCGAGATGCCGGAGCCGTCTGCGTTTGAAGTCGTGAAGAGTGGCAATCGCGAGTGGCGCATTCAGCGCCGCCAGGAGGTGCAAGGTGCTGATAGTCGGCCAGGGCCTGTTGATGACCGAGCCGCAGGCGATACGCCTGCTGTGCCAGATGCGGCAGATAACGTGGCGCGAGAGCCAGTTGTGGCTGA